ATCTGACCAGTCCACGCTCCCGCCGTCATATTCCAGCATCATGATCGCGCTGCGGCCGCGCCCGGTAAAGTTGGCGAGATTGATCGTGATGTCCGAATTCACCACCAGCCGAAACACATTGCTCGCGTTGAAGTCGAGCGTGACCACACCGCCGACCGGCGTCAGGGTCAGCGCGTCCAGCGACACGCCGTTCTTGAGCTGGAAGTGGCCGCTGATGATGTTCGGGGATTTCCACGTCGCCTCAAGGTTGGAGTTGAGGACCAGCGACTTTTCTTCGTCACCCGGCTCGGGGGTCGGGATGCCCGAGGAGGTCGCCGCCTGAACTGCACTCAGCGCCGCAGCTGCGGCTTGCTCCTGCGCAAGTGCGACCTGCGCTTGCCCATTGCTGGTCGCAAGCGCCGCCTGCTCTGCCGCGAGCTGCACCTGCGCCTGCCCGTTGCTTGTAGCAAGAGCGGCCTGCTCGGCTGCAAGCGTAACCTGCTGCGAGGCAATGTCGGCCTGAGCCTTGGACCGATCCGCTTCATCGCGTGAGCGGTTCGCCTCCGAGCTGGCGGTGTTTCGCGCGACCTGCGCGTCATTGCGATGCGCCAGCGCCGTGTCCCGTGCCGCCTCGGCACCGGACTTGGCAGCATCCGCTTGCTGCCGCTCAACAGTCGCCGCATCGCGGGCATCTTGTGCCGCCTGCCGCTGAGAGGACGCCTCGTCGATCAGCAAGCGGATCGCGTCATATCCCCCGGGCAGCACCGAAAGGTGCACGCCGGTCAATGGCCCCGATGCCGCCTGCAGCGCCGGAGAGCGGGACACAATTTCAATCGCCAGCGCGCCTGTCTCCCGGATATATTGCAGCGTTCGGGCGACGGCATAGAGCTCCGGGTCCGCATCGAACTGCACGGCGAGGAACGGCCCCGGCCGGAACAGCTGGCGCACCGTCTCGTCCACGAGCAGGGTCGTTTCCCCGAGCTCTATGGAGAGGGGACCATCGTCGGCAATGGTCGCAGTCAGAAAGCCGATTTCGGCCACGTCGCTGATCTGCTGGACCGCAGGCGCAAGGAACTCGTCGATCCGCCGCAGGCCGAAGCGGTTAAGCTCCGCCACCGCCGCAAGCCAGTCCTTCTCGATTTCCTCTTGCGCATGGATGCGCAGGTCGAGGTCTCGAAAGACCGGGTTGAAAAAGGTCTCCCCGAGCGGGGTGGTCCCGTCCTTCATCCGATAATTCGTCTCGAACCTGCGCGCCATGTCATGCTCCGATCTTTGAAAGGACCGCCACCTTCGGCCCTGCCTCTACAACGGCAGCCCCAAGCAGGGTTGCCTTCTGACCGGGCCGCAATTTGAGCGGCCCGATCTGATGTTTCTCAACGACCCGGACCTCGTACTGAGCCCCCGGGTCAATCGCTTCTGATTTTGCCATTCGGTCGATCCTTTAGACTGCCACGTCCGTGCGCTCGATCACCCGGAACGGCTCCGCGTCCGTGGACCGGGTGCCCGCGTATTCGATCTTGTACTCGGACACCGGCGATCCGAGCGCAAAGGTGGCGCGGATGCGCGTGACACCCGTGCCCTCGTCGTCGCCGCTGCCCTCCGGCACGTCCACCTCGGCGACAATCGCCGCCGGAAGCGCAAGCTCCGTGTCGTCCGCATTGAGCAGCCTGACGGCAAAGGTGTGCGCCGCGTCGTCGTATCCCGCCACAAAGAACGTCACCGTGACGCTCGACGTGGTCGCGCCGCCCGGCAAAGAGCGCAGCGTTGAGATATGCTGCACGGTCGACTTCGGCCGCGAGGCCAGCAGCCGTCCGGCCCCAAGCTGAAAGCCCGGAGCCGCGTCGCGAGTTCCCAGCACGATGGCGCGCAGAGGCAGAATGTCGGGCTGCGTTGCCAGCAGGTTCGCTGTCTCGAACGGATACCAGCGCCCGGCCACCTGCGCCTCATAAGACAGGGAGCAGCCGTCTGGCACCACCGCCTCGGTCTCGATGGCAATGTCCGTGATCCCGCCCGCGAGCGACACGTTGCCGAGAACAATCTCCGTCCGGGGCTGCTCGAACACCGCCCCGTTCGCCGAGAACATGAGGTTCCGCGTCATGTCACCGGTGAAGAAGTCGCCGTCGTTGCCGTAGAAGAACGTGCCCTGCGTGTAGGCGTTGCCGGAGGCCATCGCCACGCGATGCGCGCCCTCGGTAACGATCATCACCGCATAGCGTTTGCCTGCGTCCAGCCAGATCGCCGGGACCCTGGCCCGCGTTGCGTTTGGATAGCGGACGAGGTCGGACTGATTGACCGTCACCCGGGCCAGCGTCTTTTCCAGCACTGGCTTGCCATACTCGGTCTCGCAGATCAGGACCTGAACGTCGCCAGATGGCCCCACCTGCGTCAGGAACAGATCAATGCTGGTCAGCCAGAACGCGCTCGGGGTCAGGAAGGTCTGACCGACGATTGTGCCGTTGAAGGTGCCCGTGACACCCGCCAACGGGTTGTAGGGATAGGGCACATGATAGCGCCACGCCCACCGGCGCCAGCTCGAGACGGAATACTGCCGGAAGTAGCGCCAGCCATGCAAACGCCACCAAGAGCGGCTGCGGCCCCAATACCAGCCGTAATACCAATGCCACCGGTTCCAGCCGTACCAGAGATAGGGGTGGGACCCGACGAGGAACTGCGAGACCGACAGGTCGCCGGAGAAGCCGGTGACGGTGATCTTCGCCTCCTCCGAGTATTTCGGGAGCACCCAATCGGTCGCCGAGCGCACGATCCGGTCGTCCACCGGATTGAACAGCGCGAGCGGGGCCTGAGTGCTGGCGGCAAACGGAAACAGCGCGCCCTGCTCGACGCGGGCGTCGTATCCCGCAGCATCCGCATCGGTCTCGGCGTCGTCGAAGAAGGCGTCGGACCCGAACAGGCTGTAATCGTCGGGAAGGCCGACGGCCTCACGCACCCGGGCAAGGTCGCCGACCGCTTCGATGAATTGCGCCCGATCCACCTTGCCGTCGGTCTTTTCCTCAAGCGCCGCGATGTTGGTCTGGATTGCCTCGATCTGCGGGCCGATACGACTGCGCCAGCTTTGCAGCTCCGCAATGTCGCGCTGATTGTCCTTTGTGTTCGGCAGTTGGTTGCCGAACTGGAACTGAATGTCAGACACCCCGGTCGTGTCCAGCACGATCAGCGCCACGATCACGGTGTTGTCGGGCACGGCAGGCGCCACAGGGTCCGCGCTTTCCACGCCCGCGACCACGTTGATCTGAACCGCTTGACGCTCCTCCATTGCGACCGCCTGCGGCTCGGTTGCGCCGGTGGTCAGGTCGATCAGGAAGTCGCGGGGCTCGACCGCCGCCTCGTTGGTCTGGCCCCAAACCACAAGCGCCAGAACGCGCTTTGCGGCGACCGGCAGGTAGGTGAACAGGGAGAAGTCGGTGGTCTCCTTGCGGGCGTAGACCTGCCCTTCGGAGTAGAGGCGACCAGCCTCGACGGTAATGTCCGTGGCGCTGCTCGAGGACACACCGAACCCGGTGAACCGCCGCTCGTCAGTGAGGCCGTCGTTGACCACGGCCTTGATCGTGTCCGCCGCGAAGGCTTGCGCGTTGTTCAGGTCCTTGGCCTGAATTTCCTGACGGTCGCGGAAAATGACCTTTTCCTGCATTAGATTGCCTCCTGCAAACTTCCTGCGAGCAGCGTGCCCGCGATAAGGTGAGAGCCCGCTCGGGCTGGTATGACGGTTCGCGTGGAGACCAGCACCCGGTCCCGCGCACTCTGCGCCCAAGACAGCGCCCGCAGGGCGTCGTCCAAGGGGGCTGGGTCACGCGCGACAAAGGCCCCGAACACGAAGCGGGATTGTGTCGCGAGCACGCGCTTGCCCCGCATCCGCAACGTGATTTCTGCGGTGTAGGCTGGCATCCCGAGCCGCGCCCCGCCGAGGTGCGTGGACCGCCCCCGCCGCTCAAGTGGCAGGGCGGGGTCGAACAGCCGCAAACTGGAATAGAGCCGCGCCTCTGCCCCGCTCGGCACGCTATATGCCCGCGAGGCGAAACTGCCTCCGGCATGCGTGCCTCGCCGCTGGCCGCGTTGAGCCACGGGCTGCGCCTCATAACCGAGCGTGTCCAGCCCGGGCTTCACGGTGGTGAAGGCGATGCGGTCCGCCCAGGCCTCGTACCGCTGCGCAACCCGCACCCGATAGATGCGGCGCGCCGCCCCGTGGGCGACCGCGTAGGGGCGGCCGCGCAGGGCACCCGCGAAAAGACCACGCGCAGCACCCGGCACCCGAGCCTCGACGTAATCCACCGCGAGGCTGCTTAAGGCCTCGCTGTATCGCGTCACCGTGCGCAGGGGCGTCTCCACCCCATCGCGCACGACAAACGACTGATCCCCATAGCGCGCAGTTGCGCCGAGGTTGACCGGAAACCGCAGCACCCGCGACCCGGGCTCCACCGCGCTGTCCGAGGCGAAGGCCTTGTATCCGGGCGCAAGCCCGAAGCCGATGGCCGAGCCCGACCGAAACTTGAACACGCGCAGTTCAGGGTATCTGAGCAGGAATGCCTCACGCTCGTCAGCGGTCAGCGATGGTGCCGCGAATGTACGGCTGCTCGGGTCGACCACCTGAACGATCTGCCCGCCCGTCAGCCGCGCCGCGTTGCGCAGCCCTGCAATCGTGCCTTTTGCTTGATGATAACGCAGCGCCCCACGGGCAACAGAGCGCCGGACGTCCTCGGGCCATGCGTCTGACCACGCGTCCACGCTGAGGCCCCATGCCAGCCATGGCAGGCGCTCGATCGCGATGGCCTCGGGGTTGCTGCTGCGGGCGACCTCGTCCGCGAGCCCTGCAAAGCGGCTGAGCTCCAAGGCTCGCGTTGCCGGGCCAGCGTTGTCGGGCAGCAGGCTATTCGTCTCGTCCATCGACCGTGACCTTGATTCCTTCGCAGAACACGGCCTGCTTTGGGGAGATTGCCAACGGAAGCTCCGCAGGCGTCGTGACAGTCACGCGCTGGACACCTTGCTGATGCAGCGCGGCATGGAGCCCTGACAGCGTTATGTCCTGTCCGAGCATGTGTCGTGCTCTTGCATAGGCGCTGGCGGCCGCCAGAGCGTTTTGCCGGATCGGTTCTGCGTCCGGTCCCGGGTAGAGATAGAGCCTTGCGTCGATGCTGTAGCGCAAGACCTGCGCAGACCGGACCGAAACGACGTCGGTCAATGGCCGCACCTCCTCTGCGTCCAAAGCGGTCAGGACACGGGCGACAATCTCGCCCGAGACCGAGCCGTCGCCAGAGCCGGACAAAAGCGTGACGAGCACCTGCCCCGGGGCGGGGCTCAGCACGGACACGTCCTTGAGCGAGGGGTCCACCGACAGCGCGAAGAAGCGGTACGCCCCAGCCGGGCCGCCGGTTGCCAGCGCCTCAGGCGCGAGACCAATCCGCACCCGGAACCCATTGTCGGCCTCGCCCGGCATGCGCTCGATGCCATAGAACGCCGCCAGATTGTCCAGCCCCGAGCTCGTGGCATAAGCCAGCATCCCCGCCTTGGCAGCGTCGTTGACGCGCTGGCGCACAAGCATTTCCCGATAGGCATAGGCCTCGATCAAGGCGCGGGTCGGCTCACTCGGCAGGTCAATCACGCCCACCAGAGCGGGGAACCGCGCGACCACGAAGTCGCGCATCTCCGTCACGATCTGCTCGAAATCCACTTCCTCCACCGCGTTCGGAATAGAGACCTGAGACAGGTCCAGCTTCCTGAAAGTCCGCATCAGACCTCGCCCCCATAAACCGCGACGGGGCTGCCGTCGGCGTTGTAATTCACAAAGATCGTTCGTTG